AGCGGCCATTTGAGCCGCCAAGTCTGTGCCAGTAATGCCTGGGCCAGCGAGGGCCGTGTTGACCAGAGCCTCCTCGCCTGCCTGGTACATTGGGTTATAGCCAGCAAACTGCTGGACAGGCAATGCACCAGCGACCCCTTGGGCCTGCTGAAAGTTGGCCAAGAATGCTTCTTTGATCTGTGGATCAATGGAGCTTGTTGATGTAGTTGTTCCACCTTTAGACATATTGCCACCTTATCCCAGTAAAGATTTCATTTTCTTGGCAGGCACTTTGCCTTCGTTGATCATGTCCAAAAGTCCACGGCCATACTTATCGACTGAAGACTTCTTGATCACATACTCACCAAGATCAAGATTGACAGCGCCATCATCTGGACCAGGAGGGTTTGCCCCAAACATCAGACCGCCATGGACCATACCGCCTTGGGCCATGCCACCAGTGCTGCTTGAATCCAATTGAGTTGCCGCTGCCAGTCTTTCTGCCTCTTGAGTTGCCGCTGTATTAGCCAAATTAGCCGCAGCGATCTGGTCATACAGGCCAGGGTTATATCCACCCATTGCTTGGCCTGCTACCACGCCAGCGTATGGATTGCCAACTGGTCGCATCTGGCCCATGACTTGGGCGTATGGTGAACCAGTGCCACCAACCACATTGGGGTTGTACTGAGCGCCAATGGGGATTGACTGGTAATTGGCAAAGTTCTGCGCAAAGCCTTGGGTGGCATTTGCAAATGGTGTCGTGCCAGTGATGCTCATGTTGCCAGTTGGGCCAAGCAGGCCAGGCGTTGTTACTGGCGTTCCTTGCAATGCAGCCAAACGGGCCGCTTCATTACGCTGCTGCAAAGCCAAAGCCGCTGCGTTTTGTGTGGCAACTAAATTTTGTGTGCCTGTGGTTATTGCCGTTTGCTGTGATGCAGGCAATTTGCTAGTGGCTGTAGTAGCTGCCAAATTTCTAGCATCGATCAAAGCCTGACTAGCCGTTGTGTCTCTGGCTGTACGCGCTGCAAGCTCATTGGCCGCTGCCGCTGCCGCAATCAATTCTGCCTCAGTTGTTGGGGTTGCCGCGGCATATTGTGTTTGCACACCTTGCGTTGCAACACCAGTCGCACGGGCCACATCCTCTGGAGAAATGCCAAGTCGGTCCATCTCTATGCGCAGCATGGCATTGCTTGTTTTATCTTGCTGCGCATCAAGCACAGCATTAAAAATGTTTCGGTCAAATTCGGCCTGCGTCATGCCGTTGGCCAATGCCCAATTGAGTGCTTCTGATGCCATATTTATCCCCTAAAGTTCCTTTGCCATTACAGACCATTGTGGACTGTAACCTTCGTCTTTCAAAAATGTCTTTGACCAGCCTCTGCGGCCTGCCAAAGTCACCCTGGTGCAACCAACTGATTTGCCCCAGGACTCGATCAATGGTCTCATCCTTGAGAGTTCATCTAGGTCGCCACCAGCCAAGAAGTAATGCAAACACTTCAGTCGTGGGTAGACAATGATCTCTGTCAATACCACCGAGTCCTTGGCTGGCCACAGCTGTAATCTGTGATCCTCAACCATCTCAGCGACATCGTCAAAATTATGTGTGCCTCCACTGTATTCTAAGGCAGCCTCCACATGATGGCGCAGCCTGTCCAATTGTTCTTGGTCGCTCATCGCTTCCCACTTGGCACGGCATCGAGTCTAAAGATGCCCACCCGCCAGTCGGCCAATACCGCACCAGTCACCTTCACATTGACCTGACGCGCTGCAAACCGGACATCAGTCGGGTTGGCTGCCGTGTATGGTCCAAATGTGGATTGCGTGCCAGTCGGGTAATTTCGGGTCTTGAATGAAACCACCGCCTCACCCAAAGTCTGCTCGTCTGGGACAACTTGGCGCACTGACATGATGTTGTCGCCATTGCCCAATTGCACTGGGCCAGACTCAGCATAAAGGCTGGCGCTGTCATAGGCAAAGCCCACCTCATGCTCGTAGATATAGCCATCAGTTGAAACCATCAATGGGTTAGCAAACACTCCGGCATCAGTGCCAGCAGTTCTAGCCAATGTGCCTATGTTCCAGTGGTTTTCGCGGTAGTTGAAAGTGACATAGCTGTCATTCTCATTGCTGCCACTGCTTGGGTAGTACCACCAGATTTCCCCAAATTGGCTGTTGTGGACCGCATAGACTTTGGATGCTTGGCTGAAGTTCATATTGCCAAAGACATAGTCCGACACATCGCTTGGCAGTGGCTTGACATAGCCGTCATAAATCCAGAAGCCAGACTTAGACATCCAAATGGCAGCAGTGTCAATGGCCGCCACAGACTGGGCCGAAATGAGACCGCAGCCGCTTCCAGCCTTCTCAAAGCCATAAACGAATGGAGCGCCAACATACTGGGCCGTGTGGACATCCACATCGGTAAACAGCAAGTTAACACCCTTAACCCGCTTGCCAGCAATGAGTGAGCCAGGCGTGGCCAGCTCATAGTCGCCTGCCTGGTTATCGCCTGCCGGTGTCCAGATCGTATTGTTCTCTTGGTCGCACCACTGCACCTTGCGTGGATTGCCACCCGCACCAAGGGCAAACATGATGCGCTCGGCAGTCACCAAGACCGCCTTATTGCCCGTAGGCGCGTTGGTAATGGCCGCAGCCAATGTGGGTGTTGTGAAACCCAATTGCCACTCATAGAGCTTGCCATCGGTGCTTGAGCAGGCAATCAAATACTCGCCCCATGTGTCCATGGACCATGTGGTGGCCGCAGTAACTGATCCCAAGTCGGGTCTGGCCACGCCATAGCCAAATGAGCCATAGGTGCTGTACCCGTAGCCAGTCTTCAAAACGGCATCAGCATTGCCAGTCGCAATGCCAGTTGGCGTGATCTCTTTGAGAGTGCCAGCCTCATTCATGGCGTAGAGCTTGGATTGTGTGCCTGCTGCAATCCACCGCAAAGCGCTGTTATCGCGCCAGGTGATGAAGCCTCGGCACAGACCCGTCATCTGGCCAGCTGCACGTTTTCTCCAGCCACCCATGGGCCGCAAAGTGTTCTCGTACCAGCGCACAAGGTTTGCGTCATACCAGCGGCCTGCCGCTTGGTACTCAGTCCCGTTTCTGTAAATGCCTGGTGGTAATTTGAGTGGTATGTACATGATGGCAATTATGTTGGTTTGTTTGACACAAAGCTCATTGTGACAATGGCTGATGGAGTGGCTGGCCGTGTGGGGCTTGTTCCAGTAGCGTAATGCTCAATGGAGACACCAACATCGCTCACCCGCCACATTATCTCAAGATAGTCGTTGGCATTCATGCTTGCAAAAAAATTCAATGCTGCAATGGTGTGACTTGGATCGCCTGATGATTTTCTGGGTGAAAGATTAAATCTACTGTTTGAGTTGTCAATGTTTGTGCCATTTTTTCTAAACCAGATTTCAATGTCTTGCGTGTCATTGGTCGTGTTTTTAACTTGAATAGAAAACTGACAGTTCCAGATTCCAGCATCGACCACAGTCAACCTCGATCCACTGGCAATGGTCACGCCATTGGAAAAGTCTGTGGTGTTCAATGTGATGGCATAGGCCGTGGTAGTGTTTGCTGCAGTCTGGTCAGTCGAGTCTTGAAATGCCCCATGCGGGTTATTCATAAACTTGCCGCCCTTTGGTCCAAACAAAGACCCCAAGACTGTGGTCAGTTTTCTGAAGTAATTATTGATTGACCCATAGTTCTCATTAAAGTGCCTGCGCTCATACCCCTCTGGGGGGAAGCCCAGACTGGGTATCGATGGGGTCTCTAATTGCTGCTTTGTGGTCATGGCCAATTATGTCAGGACAGACAGTGCATGGTTGATGTGTTTGATCCGGTCATCGAGGCCAATGAACCCGCCATTGATCTTTTTGGTCAAAGTTCGGTAGTCTTGACTATCCGCATACTGGTTGAGCTTGTGGGTGTCCCAGAACCATCCGGCAGTCAGCGCTGCATACTGGGGCGTGGCCACTAGCTCGGGCTGCATGATCAGGTCCACGCCAAGCGCCTTGCCTGCATGGTGGTAGTTCGCTGACCCTGTGAGCTGGATGCAGCCACGGCCTCTAAAACGATACCCATCCCCACTGGCCTCATCCCTGTTGCCCATGCGTGAGCTGTAAACAGTATTGGCAATGAGCTTGGGGTTTCTGGCGCAGGCTTGGGCCTTGGCAGCGTCAAAGCGCTTGGGCCAGAGCTTTTGCAAAGCCTCGGCCTTGTAATTCAAGTTCTCTTCCAAGATTCTGAAGTTGCCACACTCATGGCCACACTGGCCGATAAAGGCTGCCTGTCTCAGTGGCGTTGAAATGTCAAAGCGCTGGAAAGTCTCATTAAGCGCATCGACCCACTCTGGACCAATGTGCAGTTGCTGGAGCTGCTGACTATTGACCATTGACAAGTCTCCTTACTTCGTTGTATGAATCTACGCAAGCATTTAAAGCAACAGTATTTCTATCACCTTGTGCAACTATTTCTGCAATGGCTTCGATGGTTGCTCTTTCGGCATCAGAAGCTGTGTCAGTCGGTCTGTCAGGTTGACTGGTTGCTTCTGTATTTGCGCTGGCAATGGAGGAATTTGTGGGGGCTTGTAAGTTACTTGAGGGGCAGAGGCGCAACTTGCCAGCACGATTGGCAACAGCAAGGGCAGTAGTCTTTTGATTGATAGCATTGGTTGCCTCCTGTAATTTTGCAGATTGTTGATTAAGTTTCTCACTCATGTTTTGCTCGATTTGACGGGCTTCATCATTCTTTTGGGCAATGGCAATCTTCATGTCATTGTCTCGCTCCAGCCACCCGTAGTGGTGGCCCACTCGGTATGAGCCGAATAATGAGACCAAGACACCCACAATGAGCCAGGGTAATGGTATAGGCAACATTATTCTGACTCCTGTCTGGCAACGGCCAGTTGAATGCGCTCATGGTCATCCTCAAGATGGTCCGGTGGCGTGTCTGGTGGTGGACCAGGTGTCCAGCTCTCATCAAGCTCTGGATTGGTCCAAGTTGGCATTGCACCAAATGGCTGTGATGGGATGCCGTTGGTGCTAGATGTAAAGCCGTGATTGTTGCTGTAGCCGTATTGCTGGCCATAGCCTTGCATGGGCTGACCCATGCACTGGCCCATGGGCTGCATGGATTGCTGGCCGCCAAAAACCTTGGCAGCAGACCCCACAGCCTTTTTGCCCATCACCGCACCAATGCCGCCAACAATGAGCAAGACAATGTCGTTTAGCATCTTGGTGTAAGCCTGGTCAATCGGGGCCATGGACTTGATGGGCTGAGTGACAAAAGTCACAGAGTACAAAAGCGCCACCACAATGAAGCAAAGAATGCAAGTCACCGCAATGACCACAAAGCCCCAAACTCTGACCTCGATTTCCTCAGTTGTTAGGTTTAACTTCATCAACTTTTTTCTCCAAGATGGGTGCGACCAGGTATTCTGGACACTGCTGAGTAAATAAACACTTAGGCTTTTGGCACTCTGGTGCGTGGAAATAATCAGGATTTTGACATTTGTACCTGTAGCGATCTTCGCAGCCAGTCAGCAGTAACAGAAGCAATAGATATCTCATTTGCCTAATCCTATTCTACCCAGCAGTAAATTGACAATTCTGTCAGACAGATCATCTGGCAGAAACTTTAAGAAGCCCAAGAAATAAAGTGCCACACACCCGTAAACGAATATCTTGAGGCACATATCAAAGGTCTTCTGATACTCATTCACCGACCACACCTTCTAGTGGTTTCACAAAAGGTCATCAGTTCATTGACCCCAATGAACACCAGAAACAAGACAAAAGCCACACCGCCAATGATCATGGCAATTTCGTTCATTTCATCTTCTTTGGCTTTGGCAGCTTTCTCTGCCTTCTTTAAAGCGCTCAGTTCTTTGGCATCAGCAAGGTCCATCTCGGCCTGTCTGGCCTTGATCTTGTTCCAGACATCGATCTTGCCAGTCTGCATGAAAAGCATTTTCAGCTCTTCCTCAAATGCTCTGGCCTGCTCCAGTGCCATCTCGATCTGCAAGGCCGTTCCCATGTTCGAGCCTTTGCCAGACTGTTTAGCCTGGAGCATGGCTTTGGTGGCTACAGACTTGGCATCGAAAAGTTTGCCAATCATGGGCGCAAGTGAGCCTAAATCTTGGGCCACACCCGCAGCCTTCTTGACCATGCTGATGGCGCTTTGTATCCCTGCTAGGGCTGTGATTGGATCGATCATTTCCTCTTCTCCCACTTGAGACAAACAACCTTTCGATTGTAGACATCACCGGTCCAAGCCCACCTGGTGCATCGATATTCGGCAGTGGCTGCTAATAGGACCAGAGCATAGATCATGGCCAAAACAAAATGATGACAGTAAAGCACCAAATGATGGTGGCCGTCAGTAAGGCCGCAGCAA